TAAATGTTGTAGCAAGTTTCGTTGCCATTCCTGCTACACCATATTTCGGATCAGTTAACATTTTAACCAATGCAATTCTAAATTCATCAACTGATAATTTAGTGGAATCCAAACCCATCTTTGTTTGCATTATACCTCTAAGCATAGCACCCGGGCCACGTGCCAAGAATGTACCCATCTGCCATGCACGACCAATTACATTGGCTACCGTCTGCATACTCGCACCTGTTAGCGCTGTTGCATCTGCAAGCCCGATCATTGTTACTCTTATATCTTCTCCAACTACACCCCATGCTTTTAATTGCTTTGCCGCACTTGCTATTTCATCAATTGTAAAAGGTAATCTTCTCGCAACATCCCATAAATCTTCAAATGTCTTTTTACCTTTTTCTGCACTTCCCATCAATACACCAAATTGCAATATCAATGCTTCAAACTGTGCTTTTGTTTGTACTGCCCCTTTTAATAAATCAACTGTCGCCCTTACAAGTTTTTTCATAGCTATAATAGCACCTGCCTTTATTGCTACGGCAAATGCCAACACTGCACCTTTTAAAACATTAAAACCTTGCTTCAATGCTTTAATAGATTGACTACTGGTTTTTTCTAAATCTTTCCAAACAGCTTTTGTAAGATTCTTTGCTCTTAATATTACCCACATTGTTTTTGTATCATCTGCCATTACTTTTTATTCCTATTATCTTTTTCCGTTTTCTTTTTCATAAATTCATTTCTTAAATATCCTACATATTTTAATCTACTCAAAATATGAGCAGGTTGGTTATATGTTCCTCCTGAATATGGTAAATGCCCTTTTTCAAAATATCCGAATAAATCCAAATACATAATTGATTCATTCGTGATAAGTGATACAGGACAGCGATAAAAATTCTCCCCAGTTTTATCATCACTGAATTGAGGATTAGGAGTTGGTTTTTCACAACCTTTTCCTTTTCTAACACCTTCTACTCTTTTAATCTCTTCTGCGGTATTATTTCTCGGTTTACATTCTTCACAATTGATTTCTTCAATAGCACATAATACCGCAACTTTCAGTTTTTTTCTTCTTCCTCCGTCATGTAAACTTTATTCATCGTTTGAGAAAGAAGGTCAAATATATCCAATGGTTTTAACAAATTTATATCAATCTTATCTCCGGATAATACTTGAAATTCACTATCAATCAATATGTTTCTTATTTCCACAACATGATCTTTAAAAAATGTCCTCAACATATTCTTTAATGATTCCCCATCTGGTGATGAAAAAATATCAATAAGTTTACCAATATCTTTTTCCGTATTTATGTCACCAAGATATTTCTGGTATATACTTGCACAACTCAAAAACTCAAATTGATCTAATGGTACAATTTCAAAAGTTGTCTTAGTGTCTCCTGAATCTCTTGACAATGAAATCCTAAATGTTTCCTTTTTTTCTGCACTAATAGCCATAATTTTCTCCCTTTAAAAAAACATGCAACTTAATAGCAACGTAAAGACCATTCATCATCATCTCCACTTGCCGTATAATCAATATTATAAATTCTTAAACCATTCCTGTCACCAGGTGAAATATTCGTTATCTGTATTTCTGGTTCACTCAAATCAAATTTATTTCCTACCGTAGCACCAATTGTCGCAACAATAGCAATCTTTGTTGATTTTTCAAATAAATCCCAAAAATCCTTATCAGATATTGCAACCATTTCAGGGTCAACACTCCCTGTTACGTTTCTATTTGTAATTCGCAATCCCTTTAATCCTTCCGGTGAATTTAAATCTGGTCTTTCAGATATTTCATTCCCCAAATCAAAAGTCAATGTTTCTGCTATACCTGCATAATTATCAATTTTAAAACCTAAACTTTCAACAATCGGAGGTAGTGTATCATTTATAAAAACAGGTTGTAATTGAGAAACATCAGAAGGTTTATTATAAAGACCTGTAAAATTAAATGTTAATATACCAAAATTCCCTGCAACTAAATTACATGATACATTCCCATAGCATCCAGTCATTAAATATTGCTGTCCTGCATAATTAAATTTTAATGCTACACTATCCATTCTTGATTCATCAGATGTTGGATTATAAACTCTACCACTTGTAATATGATCTGTTGCTATCAATGCACAAGCCCTTAAAAGCGGATCAAATTCAATTGGACTTGCTAATGTCGGCGCAATACCTCTCCCTTTTAATTCAACATCAAAAGAACAAGTCATTATTTTCTTGCCTACTCTAATACCAAAATTAGAAATTGAATCCTGATACACTTCACGTTCAAGTAATGTCGGATCAACATTTACATCAAGATTAGCAATCTGTATGGCATTTGCCCCAGTCAATATAGGAGGTGATCCATACGGTGATTCAATCCCTGCCAATAAAACTGTTTTTCTCGTTAACATTTTTATATCTCCTTATTATGATATACTTGCTATTATTTCTCTTTCATACACTACCCACATTACATCACCTGTCCATAATCCTCTCCCTACGGTAGTATCCATTGTTATTTCTCCTAATGACGGCATTTCTGCATCTTCCATTGTTTCACCTAATGTTAAATTTATCATTAGTTTATTTTGTATTTTATTTAATATACTTTGTAAAGTATTGTATGTTATTGTTGGATTTTCTCCTGCACTTATAACACCTCTTGTAACTATTGTATGAGCATGTCGCAATACATTTTTAAAAGATATAATTTCTGTTGTTCTTGAAGCCCTATAAATCTGAAATCCTAAAAATAAATCCTTTGCAGATGTTCTGAATTTATCAATAAAATCTTCTTGATTTACAGGAGCAATTTTTCTTGTATATGTATTCTCTACACTCGTAACTGCATCAACAAGATTTTTAACTGAATCCAAAATTGATAATACATCTAAACTCATATTGCTTTTATTCCTTCATCAATGCAATAATTATAAAATGTTTTTAAATAACTTAAACTATTATCCTTTGCCCTTCTCATTGTTGCTACATATCCTTTTTGCATTTTAGAATTATAAAATACCTGACCTCTTGTATTCATATCGCCTTTTTTCTTATAAGTTTTAGCAATAGCAAAAGCAACTGATAATGCTTCATCACCACTTATTCCTAATGCTTTTTCTACCCACTTTTTTAATTCAGTAGGCGGCGCCATTTCTTTCCATATACCACCGTATTCAATTACAAGAGAATATAACATTCTATTGTATATTTTTATATACATTTCATTATCTGCAAATTTCATTATAGGTGATATTCCAAATCCTTGCATATAATGTCCTAATCCTTTAGCTTCAATTCTTGCTATGTTTATACTTTCAGTTTTTATCTTATTCGCACCACCAACCAAATATTTTGTTAATTGTTTATCTAAAACTTTCGGTGCTCTTTTAGACAATATATCTACTTTGTTTTTAACATCACTCGTATCAATACTTATTTCAATAACCATTAGTCTGTATCATCCTCATGAAAAACTCTATCAACTCCCCACCTTGTTTCGGTATTCCATTGTTGAGTTGCTTGTCCTGCCGCTGTTTCTGCCTTTCTATTCGCTTCTTCAGGATCACCAAATATATGATTGTCATAATTCATTTTGAATTGCTTTGCAATATTCAATCTACTATTACCTGACGCTACCATATTAACAAAATCTAACCCCTGTCCATCTGAAGTAGTATTGTATTCCTTTTGTGCTTCTTTTAAACAAGCAAAATAAGCAGATAAATTTAACACTGCCAATTGATCTGATTGCAATACATCACTTATCGTTGATATAAGTGCCGTGTATGAAACTCTTAATTTCTCTGTTATCTCTGGTGAATCATCTAATAACAATAAGTTTATCGTTCCTATTGGTTGTTTATAAACCTCATAATTCTCTTTTGCAATAATATCCTTTTCAGGTTCAGTATCATCTACTGGATATTCAACTTGTTTAATCTCTGAAAAATTCCATATAAACGTTGCAGGTAAATCATAAATCCCTGTTCCGTTTCCTGTATACTCTTTTATTGTCTCTGTTGGTTTATCTTTATTATACTTTTCAATCGCTTCGTTTATACTCTCTTCTAATGTATCGCTTTCTTGATTGAAATTTATATCTTGATTCTGTAACAATCTCTGTAATTTTTGAATTGCAGTAGTAGTATTCATTCTTTATCTTTCTTTCAAGATATTTTTAACGAGCAGAAACTAACACATTAGAACCTTTACCTGCCGCAATCAATGTTGTGCAATTTATTCTTATCTTATCAAATATTTTATCAACAATATGATAATGAATAACTCCTGATGCCGCATTTACTGTTGTTATTGTTTCGGGTACTGATTCTCCACCCTCAAGACATCCCTCCACTTTTACTGCCGCATCACCTGCAAGAACACCATTAAATAAAAACTGCAATGTAATTCTTTCTGCATTAGGTATTTTAAACCATTCCTTCGCCCCTGTTGTCTGTAATCCTGTTTCACCACACATTATCACACCGTTGCATGGAGCAACCTGACTTGGATTAGTATTTCTGCGTCTTGTCGTCATATAGAAACTCCTTATTTATAGCAAGGCAATGAGGGAGAGTTTTTATACTCTCCCCCATTACTATTTATAAAAAGCAAAGAAAGAAAGCCACTTCAATTAACTTTAAGTAGGAGTTCCCATATAGAATGGTCTGTAATCTTCAATCACACCACCATACTCATGGCGCACTTTGTAAACAATCCTGTCATTCGTAAACATCAAACTTGCCGATTCCTGATTTGCTGTTATCAATGTAGGTGTTTCCCTGCCTAATACAAATCCTATTTCTAAACCATCCCAAATCATCGGATCTGCAACAAGATACCAATTGTTTGCATCCGATCTTAAAAATGGACTTACAAGAATTTCAACTGATTTATAAACTGGATTCACATCATTAAAAGTCTTATAAGTAGTACCCGGTATCAATTCACTATTCAGAATCCTTTTTGCCGTTGAAAGCAAATCTCTCGGAATAACAAGATACTTAGGTGTTATACCTAATTCCTGTTTTGCATCCATGTCCTTGTGATTATACATCTTTACCAATGCCGCATCAAGAGAAGTAAATGTCAACGCATCAGATGTTATATTGTTATGAGCAACCGTGTAAAGAGCCGTGGTATCATAAATTGTTCCATCATTGATTGCCGCAGTAACATAATTCAACATCTTATCAAAAGCAAACTGATTCACTGTTCTTAAAGCCGCACGACTTATATGCTTCACAAGTTTCCCGAACGCTTTCAAATCATCATTCAGAATCGCTCTTCTTGAAATACCTATGTTGTTCCCCTTAGTGATTGCCGCATACTGCGCTCTTTCCTCACTTGGATTTGTGAACTCAACATAAGCCGCATCCTCTGCTACTGTTGCAAGATTCGAAAATTCACCAAAGGCAACTCTATCCTGTGTCTTGAAATTATCAATCGGTACTACTGAAGCTATCTTACGGTACAATGCATCACCAATGTTGTACTCCCTTACCATTCTCTTCGTCTGTGAATTGGCAAGTACTTTAGTGAAATCAGATGTTTTAATAGATTCATGCAATCTGCTATTCCGTGAATTCATATCAACCATGCCATCTATATATTCATCGCCCGTTATATCAATATATGCTCTTTTGATTGAACCGTGCCATCTATCAACACCCTCAACTAACTTACCATCATCATCCCTAACGTCACAAAGAATATCCATTGATGCCTGTATACTATCAAGCTGTTTGTCCCTTACATCAGTAATAACTTTAACTCTTGTCTGCCCACCTGCAGATACTTCTTTGAACTGTGATACTGCTTTTTCCATTGAATCTATTTTCTTTTTCAATTCATCCTCTTCAAAAATCCTGCCTTTGAAATCCTCTGTCAACTGTTCTTTAAACTGTGAAGGAAGTGCCGATTCATCAAGAAGTTTTTTCAAAAGCATTTCACACCGTTCCTGTGTAAGTGCTTCTTTAAGAGCCTTGAGTTCTGCTTCAACAATCTTTTTCATGTCATCATTTGTTTTTGGCTCAACTTTAACAGGTGCTATCTTGGCAGTTTTAGCCTCTTCTCTAATAGCATACTCAATGTCCGTTACCTTTTTAATCACATCACTAACATTTTCCTCTGTCAACTCAATCTTGAAACGAGCATCTTTCTTTGAAGCTTCTGCCAAAATCTTTTTTGCAACTTCCAAATCAGCCTTCTCTACTTCAATACCTTCAACCAAATCACCATAAATCCGAGCAATCATTTCCAATAACAGTCTATACATTTTCTGTTCCTCTCTAAAAATAGACTCTATTAAACTTAAAAATTTACCCCCTGCACTTGGGTATGTTACACAATCTATACTATTTAATGTTTTAACACCTAAAACATTTATTACATTACTTGAACCATCAAATCCTTCCTCAACATCTCCATCTCCATCTATTGATAATCCAAACGGCATTTTTATATTTTTCTTATATGCGGTTTTCAATAAACTCTTTATCTTTTCCGCTCCTTCATCAAGATGCAATTCCGCTATTACCTGATTCCCAATCTTCTTTGCATTTTTAAACCATCCAACAATATTTTCAACAAATCCCTTTACAAATTTCCTTGCCGTTTCTGGTAAATGATTCAACATTGATTCTAACTTAAAAGCATTACATTTTATTGGAGCACCACCCTTGTCTGCTTCATTTATAATCCTAACTATATCATCAAGTGAATTATCTGTGTAAACCGTACTATTATAACTCTTCCCTTTTTCTATTACCGCAACTTTCCAAACAGAACCATCCCCTTCTTGTGCTTCCAATAATACAAAAGGACATTCTGATTCTTTCATTAAAAATTCAAGGTCTGAATGTGAAGCATAATTTATATCTTGTTTCCATTGTGCAATTAACTTCATGTAATCTGATTTTAACTTTTCAGCTAAACCCATACTGTCCATCACTTCCATCACTGCTTGTTTATTAAAACCTGCTTTAACTATTTTGCTTGCATTAGTTTTATCTAATCCATACTGATCTACAAGCAATGCTCTCAATACCTTTTCAACTCCACCTTCAATATCAATCTGTTCTGCTACTCCCATTTTATTTACAATGTATTTATAAAAACTTTCTGATTCCTCTTTTATCTTGCCACCATGATAAAATCTTATTGTTTGTATTTCTGAAGTTTTATTATCACCTGCACCTTTAATCCCAAAAATAACAAGACATCCACCTGCTTCATTAAAATTAAAAGGCGCTTTATCTGCCTTGAAAGAATCATACTGTTTAGGGTCTGTCTGTCTGAAACTGAAATAATTTTCCATCTTTTCAAAATCACTTGTTTTAAAATCATGTTCCTTTAACCATGACATTGCACTATCTTTTGTCCATTTCTTTGTCGCTTCTCCTAATGCTTCGTTCATATGTTTAAACATTTCTATTTGATCAAGTCTTTTTTCCGCTTCTGCTTTTGTTGAATAACACCCCATCCTTTTACCTGCTTCTGAAAATACACACCATTCATTCTTGTTAAGTGTTTTTTTAATCACTTCAAGTAAAGTATCAACATCAACTTCATAATTTAATTGTTCAAATAGAAATCTTAACATTGATTATCCTTTCAGTATCCCTGCTTTTAAATCGTATTTATATTTACCGCCTTCATGCATTGCTATTATAAATTCATCCCCAATAACCTTACATGAAAATATATCACTTTCAAGTAATTCCATATATGTCTGCGGTACTACTGTCGCACCATTTAATTTTTTAACTTTTGTTTTTACTTTTGAATTTCTTATTCTTTCAATAGCCCATTGTTTATCATATACTTCTTCTATCTGGACCCTTTTTTGATTCTTATAAACATTAAATATCTTTTTTAATTCATCAATTGACATATCAATACTGATATTTTCTATTCCCAACTTCTGCATCTCATCAACAAGCCGTTGTCTTAATACTCTTTCTTTCACTTCTCCTTCTGCTTCTTCTAATATACTTTTCATTTCTTTTTCTTTAGATTTGCCATATTCCATTTTTTTATCTCCCTTAAAAAAACTAAACATTTACCATCGTCTTACTTCTAAGATACGATTCATCAGGCATCTTTGCAGAATGAGCGCATCCACAATTACATACTTCACTTGCCGGAGCATTAGGATCATGCGGAAACATTAATGACTGCCCTGTATTCCCATTATAAAATGGTTCAATCATTGGGACAGATACTCCATCCAGTGCAACATGTCCCGGGCGCGGTCTCTGTCCTATACCCCATACTCCATGATGCCATACTTTTTCTGCTTCAGGTATAATTTCCATTACACCTCTCATTTGTAATTCAGTAGCAAAACTTTGCATTTTAGATGTTTCAGTTCTAAATATAGTCCATGCTCTTTCATTTAATGTGCTGAATCCTAACTTCTCTCCACCTAACTGTCCTGCAATTTTATCAACAATAGATGATCTCGTATCCCCAATTGTTATACCCTGCATTATCTCACTAATTATATTTCTCGCTACCTGCTCTGTTACACCAACTATATTTGTACTTGCTATATTCCATGTCGCCCTGATTGCTTCATCCATAAATACAGGAGTGAAAAAAGAAGGTTCCGTAAACATTAAACTCACATCAAGATTATTCTTCATCGGTTCTATTACAATATTTATTCCCGATTTTGCACTATCCCTTAATGAATTAAGCAATGTTGCATTATATTCTATATTGAAATTTTTTAAAAGATTTTCTATTTCTCCTGACATCTTTGTCAATTCTAACTTTAACCATGCTTCCTCACTTATTGAAAATATCTTATATCTAATCCTACGCTGTATATCATCAAGCATTTCTATAACCTTAATACTATAAGCATTCATAGTATTTTTATAATCATTCAATAATTCATACACTTCTTCTGCGTATACTATTTGACGTTCACTGTTTCTACCTGCCATATTATACTGTTTTAGCGTCTACCTTCTGCCCAATTTTTTTACCACTACCAAACTCTATATCTTTTGCCATTTTATCAACGGCAAGGAAATAATCATCAAGCTGTCCTGCATTATCAATTTCATCCTTGCCAGGTACTTTTAATAAACTTTTCAATTCATCATCTACTTTTAATGCTGTTAAATCCATTCCATATTTATTTGATAATTTTACAAATTCCTCTGCCGCATCTGAACCTGCAACCCAATTTTGAGCAACTGCAATAACAAGTGCCTTCGCTGTTTCAAGCATTACTTGTGCTCTTAATTTCCTGTCAACTCCTGCAACTGATGGATAACTAAACTTCACTGCATTAACATATTTTTTTATTTCACTTGATGTTGAATTAGGAAACTTTTTCTCAAACTGATACCGTACAAGTGTTTTCAGCATCTTATCCGTTATACCCTGTTTCCGTTCAAGTCTTTTTTCAATCGGATTGTTCTGCTCTTTAGCTGTTGCCAAATTAGCGTTTCCACCCTGAACAACCCAGTGCTCTGGTATTCCAACTGCAACAAGAATATATCTTGATAATAATCCAACAAACTTATCTATTTCTACTGCTTTAATATCCGGTGTATGCAATTTCATTTCAACATTTTGATTGTGTTTAAATATAACATTTTTTCTTGGATCAGGTACATTGAACTCATCAATCTCTTTTTCTGTTTTGTTTTTTATTAAAACGTCTGCAATAAATTGATACATCAATAATGCTTTTTCAGTTGCTTGAAATAAAAATTGATCCAATAAATCAAGATGCTCTATCATGGTTGTTAATTCTGAATAACCTCTTGTCTGTGTTGGTAATCTGTTTATTTGAAATAAAAATACATCACCTTCATATTTTTTACCTGCTCCAACATTCCTTGCATATTCTGGAACTGCTAATTTTCCACCAACCTCTTGAATAACTCCGTATACTCTTTCATCACCTGCGGCATCAAGTGTTAAAATAACTTGTGATAATCTTTTACTGTTTGTTTTATCCCTCATTATCCTGTCAACTTCTCTCGGATCAACAATACCAAGTTTAACTATATTTGTTGTTTCAACTACAGCAGGTGGATAAATCTGTTCACCAAGAACATATAACTCATTCAACATCCCTTCAAGATACAAATCAAAATCATTATCAAAATCAGTCCAAAAATCCTCCATTACTATTTCTAATTTTTTCTTGTGTTCATCAGCAATGGTATAAGTTAATTTTGCACCAATTACAAAATCAGTAACTAATTCAATTACACGTTTTGCATAAGGGAATGTTTTAAAAGCATCATAACATTGTTTCTGTACTTCCTGATAATTGAGTACAGTTAAATCTGACCTATCCTCCGAATCCTGCCCATATATATTTTTATTCAAATCACCAGTGAATAAATAACTCTCTTGTATCTTCCTGCGTTTCTTTTCTGTTTGTGTTTCTTCTAATTCTTCTCGTATCTTGTTTAATTCAGTTTTAACCTCACTTAGTTTCTTGGAGCTTACTAAACCAAACATATACTTCCTTTATTAAATGCTCTTTCATCCCTATTATTGCATATATACTATAATATGTCAAATTTATTGGCGGTGTAACAACTACAACTGCCATATTTCCATGATATTATAAACCATTAAAAATATGTGTAATATTTAACGTTTTTTTTATAACATAAACCATTGATTTTAAAGGTAGTTATCCAAAATTATTAGCGACTAATAATTTTGACCTTTTTGAGTGCTTTGTTCAGGTCTTATCTTTTGGAATGTTTTATAGTTAATTCCAAGTGTTTTTGCAGAATCCTTCATTTTACCGTTATTTGTTCTTATGGATATATTTGCTATTTCTTCATCAAACATCTCACGCATTAAATAATAAACTGTTCCTGTTTTAAATTCGCTGAAATGCTTTTTTATAACGGAACGAATATCTTTACGGAATTTATTTTTATCTTCTTCTAAGGCCATAATTTCTTTTTACAAGTCCTATTCTTTCATGTGTTATTTTTCTTGAAATAAGTTTTTTACTTTCAACTTCAATATCTCTTTTGCTTTTTTTCTCTGTTTCATCCTTTTTGAAATTACCACCAAATAAAATAGCATCCTGTGTTTTCATCCATGCCAACATACTAAAGGCATCCGTAAATCTAAAGTGATCAATACTTGCCTTGCTCCACTTGTATTCATTCTTGTCATTCTCAAATATCCTCGTTATTGATTCCATACTCTTTAACCAAAATCCATCAAGTATTGATTCATAACCTTTAGGTAAAATATTAAGTTTCATTTTTATATTCTTCATTGATTCATCAAGCATCCATGTCCTGTCAGTTTTTATAACACCTAATTCCTCATTCTCTTCAAATCCAATTAATTTTAAATTTCCTGATTTGCCCTCTAATTCCTCAATCAATATTACATCACATATCCCAAACATATCTTCTCTAAGCTTTTGCATTAAATGTCTCTCTGGTTTTATTCCAACACATAATGTTTTTATATTAAACAATTCAATTTTCTCTTTAACCTCTTCAAGTGAATTTAATCTATAAGCATTTAAAAATAATCTTTTCCTCTTTCCTTCTTTCTTTGCAGATATATCAATCTGTAAATCAAACTTCTCTCCAACATCCAATCCTCCTATCGTGGGTAATCTACTTGAATTTCTCACAACATAATCATATACTAATCTATCCAACATATCTTTTGTTATCTTTGCTCCTGTTCCTGTATATGGTAAACCTAATTTCTTATTATAAAAAATCATTGTTTTATAATCATTACCTTCTGCATCTTTTAACTCTATCCATAATTCAGATATTTTACTATTAAGTTTCATTATCTTTGAAATATGATAACTTGTTCTCTTGAAATTATCCCCTTCCTTAATCCATTTACCTTTTCCTCTATCCTGTAATGTTTTACAATGAGGACACCTGATATATATATCTCTATATAAATTTTCATTCCATTCAGTATCATACAATTCATAAGTAAGATGATTCCCGTCATTGTCTTTATTCTCTTTAACAACTATCTTAAAAAAATCTGCTCCAATCCATTCCTTGCATTCTTTGCATAAAAAATACCATTCCTTTTTTGTGCTCTCTTTCCATAATTCTTCTATGCCTACATTTTCAACTGTTGGATTCCCAACAATCAATTTAATTTTATAATTACTATTCTCTGTTCTTGTATCTGCAAGTTTAACATTCTCCTGATTGCATGAATCAAACTCATCTACAATAATAATATCAGCAGGGAATTCATCAAACTGCGGCTTGCTTCCTGATATAACAAATTTCCAATTCGCTTCTCCTATCTGCCTCAAATATTTATTTCTTCTATCATCTTTTTCCATTACTTTATATTCGGGTACTTTATCAAACAATTCATCTATTCTGCTTTTAACAAAACTATTCTTTGCTTCACCTGTGCTGAATACATGGAATACATTCAATCCTGAATCAACACTTGCTAATCCTTTTATCAATGCAAATTCACTCTTGCCCGTTTGCACACTTGACATAACGATTATTTCTTGGCTCTCATCAAAATACATTTCTTTTAAATATGGCATGTGGTTGAAATGCATTCTCTCTCCACTTGTTGACAGGTGATACTTATCAAAAAACAATATACCTGTATTCACCATATCGGTTATTACAACTTTTCTTAATTCATCCTGATCATTAAAATCCATTGCTTGCCCTTTATTCAAACAGCATATCTTTTCTTTAATAACAATACGTGCCTTTTCTTTTAACTCTGCAATCCTGTTTTCGTATTCTGTTTTTTATCATGAAATTCCGTACCGCTGTAATACTGCACTCGAGTATCACTGCCATTTCTGAATATGTTCTGTTTTTATTTCCTCTCACATCCTGCACTGTCAATCCTTTTACTTTTCTTCCCATATCTATTTGTACCCTTTATTCAAAATCCGCTAATTCTTCATCATCAAAAAACTTTTCCTTTAATGCTTTGTTTATTTCAATGTCAGATTGTGCTATCTTTTCACGTTCTTCTTTTGTCGCTTCTTCTAATTGCTTCCTCCTGCTACCTTCGCCAATCATTGCATTTTGTTGATTCACATTTATCATCGGATTACTTACCTGATCCTCTTCCTTTGTTTTCATCCCCAATGACCTCTTCGTATCATTTATTAAATCAGATAAATCCGCTCTAACATACATATTGCTTGGATCCTTAGTAAGTTTAATTATTAAATTTACAAGTGATTTTGTTACTGCTGTTTTCATTTTTGCTAATTCTTCAATCTGGTCTCTTGCCTCTGCACTTATAACATTACTTGCTCCATCAACAATCTTTTCAATTAAACCTAATTCCTTTTTCCTTTTTAATGCAATCCAATCAAACCGTGATGAAGCTCTTTTAATTGTATGTGATGTCGGCCTTTTCTCTCCAAACTTCTCAACCCTATCATCACTCCATTTAATATATTCATCAACTGTTTCAAAAGAACCCCCAACATATTCTTTCGTTAAAACCTTCCAATCAAAACTCGGTCTGTTCTTTTTGCCATTACTATCTTTATTATCTTCCTCTTTACTTTCTTCTTTATCTTCTTCTTTATCTTCTTCTCCTTTATCATTATCAATTTCATCAATAATCTTTTCATAATAATCATCTGTTCTCTCATTCATTTTTTTATTCCTTTTTCTAATATTTCTTTTTTTAATATTTCTGCAATCGCTTTCATTTGATTCGGCATTACTGCATTACCTATTCTTTGTTTTGCATCAATCCATTTTCCAGAAAAAATAAAATCATCAGGAAAAGAAGATAATCTTTTCATTTCTGCTATACTTAAAACTCTATTTTCTGTTGGATGAATTAACATTCCAAAACCTATTGCTGCCTTTAATTTCGCTAAAGTAGGACAAGGCTTATGATAATATATTCTAATTGTTTGATAACCTTTACCATTAACATCACTCAATGATTGTCCCTGTTTCATTTTATTAACATATAATTTTACTGATTTAGTCAATTCAGGAACTTCTTCAAATTTTACATTTTTTAATGCTTCTTTTACTGTTATTACATTATAATTTGGTTTTGGAAATATAGGTTCTTTATTTAAATCTTTTCTAATTCCTATAAAAAATAATCTTTGTCTATTTTGCGGAACATTATAATACATTGCATTAAGCAATTTGCATTTAACATTATAATCTAATTCTTTTAATGTTTTCATTATTTCTATAAATTTACCTTTCATTTTTCCTTTTATCATTCCAGAAACATTTTCCATAATAAATATTTTTGGTTCTAAATCATTAATAAGTCTAACATATTCTTTAAATAAATCATTTCTTTCATCAATAACTTTTCTTTTTCCTGCTGTTGAAAATCCCTGACATGGAGGACTGCCATCTAATATATCAAGTTCTCCTTTTTTTATATTACAAAAATTAATAATATCTTGTCCTTTTATTGTTTTTATATCTTTATTCCAAAAAGGTATTTCAGGAAAATTTATTCTAAATGTTTCTTCTGCATTTTTATCAAAATCAATTGCTAATAATTCTTTAAATCCTGCTAATTTATATCCCAATGAAGAACCGCCGCATCCTGCAAATATACTTATTACTGTAAATTTATTCATTTATTTATATCCTAAAAATTTATTACCATTTATATCCACACTTTGGACATTCATTCATTGTTCCAATATTCTCATCATATTCCTTCTCATTATTATCGCCACCCCAATCAAAATCAAGCAAGTTTTTCATGTTCTCTAATTCCTCAATCGAATATGGTAACGTTATCTCCAATTCTTCTAATGGGAAATCCATTGATATATCTTTTATTGTCTCTGCTAATTTAACAGGATCACTATCAAACTTCGTTTCATTTATTTCAATGGCAATCCTCTTTGCCCTTGATAATGATATCTTCCCTAATTTTATGCATGGAACTTCATCTATACCTAATTCATTATAAGCATCTAACCTATGATTACCGTCTAATACAACAAGCTTCCCTTCTTTATTTTCATAAATAATACTCGCTTGTAATATACCGTTTTCTTTTATGTTCTCTTTTAATTTTCGTGCCATATCCTGATTATCTGTTTTATAATTCCATTCAGCCTTATGCAATTCTTCTCTCTTAATCAAAATAACCTTAAATGCACTCATATAATCCCTTTCATTCTATACATTAGTAAAATACATAATACATTTGTTAATTATCAATTCCTTTATTCCTCTATTCCTCTATTCCTCTATTCCTCTATTCCTCTATTCCTCTATTATCCCTTGATAATAATAATTCCCTCCCTCTCCTATCCTATAATGATGATACCTGAACCTTATATCTTCTCCCATCATCTTGCTCTTAAACATCGCATACCAAACATTCACCCCTACCTCAATTCCTACCGCACTTATCACAACCTTTAATTCCGGTATCATTTCACCCTCATACTCCATCCCATCATACCTTCCCCCAATAAATTGCTTACCCTTACTCATTACCATTATTCACCGCCACCAACATAACTGCCTCCGCATCTACATACCACTACATCCGTTTCTAAATTAACCTCTCTATCCTGCTT